ACCATTTGGAAAGATTGTACTTGTATTTGTTGTAAAGACTGTAGATTAGTTAAACAAGTATTAAGTTGAGATTTAGCAACTTGTATAGTTACACTACTATATAATGGACTACCTATAATAGTTCTGGATAAAAATGATCCATAAGAGGGGTGAAATGGGTTACCACCCACGGCAGTCAGACAAATTTTCAAAATGTCTTGAATTAACTTCTCACTATCTACAACAGTTCGAAGCGCGCCTTGGTTAATAACTAGGTCGCCGTTCACAATCTTGAGGTCAAAAGACATATAGGCTCTCCACTCCCCTATGCAAAATTATTAGGTAAATCAATGGATTACTGATCTCTAGGATTATTATTTAATTCTGCTAAAAATAGACTTTGCATCAATGCGTAAAATGTTTGCATGGTAGATGTTAATGTAGTCATAGCTACACTAATACTATTTGTTTTCTGTAAATTTAACGTAGGGAAAATAGAATTCATACGATATAAAGCGTCAGCATCTAAAAATTCTAATAATAAAGCAGGATCTATAATAGATAGAGAGCCTATAATAGCTACAATATCACATAGTCCTAATCCACTAAACTCTCCCATAATCATTTCTATGGTAGCTAAAGCATTACTAGCTTGTTCTAAACGAGCTCCTCGTTTAGAAACAAGATCAGCTAAAGTTTGTGTACTATTATCACCTAAAGAATCAGAAGTATTTGAATCAAAAGTCATTTTAGGAGGAGGTAAAGCATATGCCCCCATATCTGGTGTTGTATTAGTTTGTACGGTAGAAATAACTTGTTGATTAAAGTTTGATTGAATAGTTTTAATAATGATATTTTTATCAGGTTCAGTAATTAGTTCATCATTTAATGCTGAGGATAATAAAACTGGACCAAAAGTAGATCCGCCTTCGGGACCGGTAACTGATGGAAAAGGAAGCCAATAATGAAAGCCTTGTACCTGAAAAACTGTATTATAAGATAATACTAATTTCTTCATCATACTTTGAATTACCAATATCCAATATTCAAGCGCTCCTTCTTGTTGCGTATTATAAGTTCCGCTTGTTCCATTAACAACACGACTTAATAGTTTATCATCTTGAATAGTTTTATTATTTTGTAAATATTCAATTATTTGTTGTTGGGCAACGCCACTGGATGAAACGTTACTTTTAGCTGCTAAAAGAACTGGATCATATCTTAAACGTAAAATAGTTTCTAAATATGGTCTTTCAGCATATCCATTATTAGCTAATTTTAAATAGGTTTTATCTGGTAAAAATGGAACAGCTATAATTCTCGACATACCTTGAGAAATAGTAGAAGCAATAGGGCCCACATTAAAATCAATGCGCCCATCTACTAATAGCGGAAATATTATATGCTTATGTGGCTGTAATCCTGTTGTTGGCGACAATCCGTTGATATCCATATATAAAGAAAATGCTACTGGAGCATTTTCTACAAAACTAAAAGCATTAGAATAATTACCATACGATTGATTATTTATAGTAGTATCAAGTGGCCCTGTAATCTTATTAAGTGCAGTAAAACTACGTATGTTTGGTGACCCGCTTTGACCTGCTGATCCAGAAGTTAAACAAAATACACTAGTGTCAATACTGGTAGGTGTTGAAAATAATTTTAAACAAGTGCTCGCCCATGTTTCACGTGCATAAGATAACTGTTCAAATCCTGCAATTGGATTTTTTGCAATAGCAACTTTAGCATTTATATCTATTGTAGCAATATATGGATCTGGTGGACCAGATAAACCTGATGCTATTGGCTTATAAATTTGTGGACAATGCCCTGGATTATAAAATTTACCATCTTTAGACATAACAGGAAATCCAATAATACGATAAAAAGCATGACATCTGCTTTCTTGTATAGTAGACCCCGGTGTAGTTGTATTAGGTGTATCAGTATTAGGTGGGGCAGTTGTACCATTAGTTATCAGCGAGTTTAATAATGATTCTCCAGATTGCTGTACAATGCCAATATTAATTTGGGCACGAACTCCATCAATACAAGCATTTTGTGTATTAGCTGAATTGCCAGTAACCCATTCTTGATACAAATGCGCAATATCAATTTCAAAATTTTGATTATTTTGAAAAGCAAGTTGTGGTTGTTCTGGGTTAGCCATTAATCACCACCCTTTCCGCCTTCTCTGGCCGCATCACCATCATCTCTTCTTGGCTGTTCACCAGATCCTGGAATAGCGCTAAATGGAGTATAGATGAATTGATATTGTAAATCTTGTAATGTATGAGATGGTGGCGTTCCATCTGATGGTAATGTATTAGTACAAAGTATATTTTGATTGTAAGCAACCATAATATTGCCAAGTCCTGGCTCTGGGCTCGTTATGTCAGCAGTGAAAGTTTGATAACCATCATAAGAATAATTAGTTACTTTACCAAACGTAATATAAGAAGTAATTTGATCGGCTATACTACTAGCTACCGTAGCTGGCAAATTAGTAGTAAGTGGCAAACCTGTATTTTCATTTAAGTTAACAGTTACTGTAATTGGTTGGCTAGTAAACTGAATAACAGGATTCAAAGTAAAATTACTTTGACATGCACTAAATCCAACGCCTATTGTAGAGCCTAAAGCACTATTAGTATCATTTTGTAATTTAGATAAACATAGATTAGTAGTAGCTTGAAATTCAGCCACTCCTGCTAATGTTAGGTTAGAACGTAGCGCTGCAACAGCAGCAGCTAAACATGCTTGGGCGGCAGCAGGATCTGGGAATGTAAAACCAGCTTTACCATTAACCAAATTAGTTAAATCAAGTGTCTTAATAGCAATGTCACCAAAAGAAACGTTATTGACAAAAGCCCTATTAAAAGCAACTGTTGGCTCACAACCCAATGTAACCAAATTCTTTTGCAATAGAACTGGCAAATTAGGCGTGAATGTATATTGCATAGTTTGAAATACGTATCCGTCAGTCGGCAATAATACTGGGGTTGCAGATACTTCTGTTGGAATATGTAAGAAATTATTTAGAGTAGCTTGTGCAGAAATTGGAGTTACACCATCTGGAGCAAAACCAGTTAATATAGTTGTGCCATCATCTTCATAGCCTAATCCACCCGCAATATATAATACACCCGTATTAATTGGTACGGTGGTATTATTATAGATTTCTAAATTTCTAGTAGTGGCAGCTAACACAATACAATTATTGAATTGTACGTAACGTGCAGTGCCAGTTCTGCCCCAATTTATTGGATTGTATAGTAATCTTAAATTTATAGTATACGCGGCCTGCTGTGGAGCCGTAGTGGCGGTATACACAGCGTCTGTAGGGAAGAATATTGGTGTTGGCACAATGGTTGGAGATACATCATAGCCATCAATGATATTAGAGAAAGCTTGTGCAATTGTTTGATTTACATCAAACAATTGCCATGTTTCAGTTCGTACGTCGACACCAAAAAAACTACCAGGTACAAATGGATTAATAGTAGCCGTCGGTATACTCACCGCATTAAGATATTGCAATGTGCCAGCAGTGTTAGTATATGGACTTTGCACAATGGTTGGGCAAACATCTGGAGAACAACAACCATTAGTACTTCCATTACCACCACTCTCACAGGGCGGAATAGAAAACAATAATTTGAGAATGTCTTTAATTACTTGAATGATAATATCAAATACTGATAATAAAACAAATAAGTTTTGGAAAGTACATAATACAGTTCCTAATTTTTGAGCAATTGCTAAGACACCATTGGCATTAGAAGTTTGAAAAGCTTTCACTAAGGCATTAATGTTTCTAATAATAGCTTCAATAAATAAAAGAATTTGAGCAATAAGATATTCTATGAGTGCCAAAAGCAATAACAATAATGAGATTATCATAATTATTAATGCAAACTGGGGGAACAAATTTAAGAATTCTGGTATGCATTGAGTGAATAGTCTATTAAGAGCTGAAATCAATTTAAAAGGATTCATTAAAGCACATAAGACTTCAATGATACAGATAATAAGATCAAGGACAGGAAGAAAAAATTTGTACATCATTAAAAATGGAAAGAATTGATCTAATAGCTTCATAATAGCATCAAAAACATCTTTACCAAAGTTAAGATTTAACGCAGGCTTAATAGGGCCTGGTGGAATAAGTAATTGTAACTTACCAAGTAAATCTAATAAATCTTCAGGAAAACCAGCTGGAAATGGGCTGATATTAGGAACTGGCAATACAAATGACCCCAATGACCCGGCAGTTGGGGGTGGTGGTATTGGGAATGAGACTGCACTTGGATCACACGGCATTTCTTATTTATATATCCAGGTTATTTTCATAATTCTCTTTAAACACTGGCAGGTATTGGAAGAACAGATCTTGGCATACCACCAACATTCAATGTTAATGTTTCTGCTGTAATTGTCATATTGGTATCAGAAGAGATATTAATACCTTGCGCCGCTTGAATATTAAAATATCCCGGTGTAACTACAGTTACACCACGTTGATCTATTCTAAACATATGAGCAAATCCGCCAGCATAGACTCTTAAATCTAATGTGGCTGTATATTGTCCATCTTGTCCTAATGGAACAAAACGAGCATCACCAGATACTCCAAATCCTCCAATTTGCATAATAACATCCCCATCAAAATTCATTATAGCACTACGCTGATTACGATCTCTACCAATATTAGCAACCATACCTCCCGCAGTATCTAACCATAATGATTGTCTATCAATGGTATTTGCGCCAATACTCATTTCTAAAGAGCCATCTAGATTTATTGAGCCACTACGGCCTCCCGCATTAGGGCCACCAGCACTTGGAGTTCCTGTACCACCTACTTGTATAGTAGTGCTAACCAAATCACTTAAATTAGTAATATAGCTTGTATCTACTGGATCTGGATTAGCTCCCGTAGAAAATCCTAAACTATCAGAAGAATTTTGTTGTAAAGAACATGTAGACAAAATATCATGAAATGGTGAGCCATGTTTTATATGACTATTAGTTATTCTATCAAGCGGAGTTGCATTTGCATTACCATTCATAATAGTAATAGAGCCGTGCCCTGAGCCGGAGCCTGGAGGAGCGGCAAATGAATCTAAAAAGATATCTGTATTGTCATCTCGATACCATAATTTATTAGGATTGTTATTATCATCTGTACCAAAAGTAGAATAATTTTCATAACGAACTAATAGAGGTATATTGCTTGTTTCGCTAGTTGCTGGAATATTTACTTTTAACATTCCTTCTTTATCAATGTCCATAAAGAATCTGCTACGTAACCATTTAGCATTATAGTTATCGGCATTAATATCTAATGGCGGCGAACCTGGTAATTGTGGATTAGGATCTTTCCTAGCATTCAATTCAAAATGATAAGCCACACTATGACGCTCTAAAGCACGAATATTAAGAAATGATTGTTGTTGATTAGTACTAATACTTGATCTTAATGTATTAGTTGGGGCCTTACCTACTGGTATTGGAGTTCTATTAAGATCAAGTATGTTACCAAAAATATCAACAATTGTTCCTTTAACTTCTTCTATCAAAAAATTAGGAGAAACCAAACTTAAACTTAATGTATCAGCACGACTATTACGACGATTAGGCGCAATATAAGAGGTGGCAGCTTGTGCTGTATTGGTATATTTATTTGATTCGGTAACATCATCATCTATATTGGATTCCAATTGATATTCATATACTAACTGCCTATGTTCTACTAAAGGAGGATTTTTAGTAGCACCTCCCATAAAATCATTAGCAGTAGCCGTTGGATCCATACCAATAATTTGATAATAGGAATCATAATTATCATTTGTTAGCTTAGTATCGGCATCAAATTGATTATTATATTTTAGATCACGTTTAATCAAGCCGCCAACTTCACGATAAGCTTGATTAAAATGATTTTCATTTTCAAAATTAATAGTAATTAAGTTCGTTTTAGGAGAATTAGTATATCCCGCATTAATATGTATATTGTGATTATTAGAGCCAATAGTAATATTACTTTTGTCATCCAATGAAATAGCCGCATTAGCTGCGCTTTGAATAAGTAATTCCCCTAAAGTTAAAGTAGGAACTAATGGTACATTTTCAGCAAGATAAGAAACGAAAAAATGTTGGCCACCACGTCCCTCACCTACAATAACAGGCGTTCCTTTAGCAGGAAGAGTGCCAATAAACATTCCATTATTAAAAAACATAGAATGAGGAGCGGGCACAGTTACTGGTAATGGATTTCTTCCTTTAATAGCAGAAGCGTCCAAAAGTTGTACTTGCACCGTATCATCAGTGCTATTATAGCTAATAATAGATCCCTTTTTTAATAATCCAACTGGGGGATCAAATTTATTTATTCCTTTTCTATCCATATTAAGTACTCGGCTCTATATTAGATTGTGGCAGCGTAACTGGCACAATAGTTGCCCAACAGTCTATAACATAACCAAATAAAGCTGTTCTTAATGGGTCGCTTGTTGTCGCAGTATTAGGATTATTGGCCGCTCCTGAATTTGTACTAGTAGTACCCACAATATGTCTTGCCATTTGAAAAGCCTGTTGAGATGGCGATCGTCGTTCATTAGGATCACTAATATCTATGGGCACAATATTTACGTACTTAGCCGTTAAAGGTGCATTAGTATTATTTTGACCATTAGGGCTCATTTTTGATCCAGTCACACCAGCTGTTAAAGTTTTTAGAACTTGCTGTGCAAAAGAATTTAAAGCAGCATCAGCGCCACTAGTTTTCTTATCATGATATAGTCTAATTTCTACACTTATTTGAGTATTATTTCCTGCCGAACCGTTCTTATTAATTCTATAAGAAAGGTTATACATGATATTATTTATAGTTGTACTATTAGCAATCGCAATTGGATTTATAGATTGTGTTTCAGGACCTGTATTAAAACTAGCGTTATTAGCATCATTAGGAGTTTTTGCTAATTGTAATACTCCAATTGGACCATCTGGGCTAGAAGAATCTTGTCTTTGTACAACGGTGGTAGCGATATCTCGATTCTTATAAATTAATTTTCCCACAACATCTAAATAGGTAGGAATATAATTGCCTGCCGTATGGCCATATGTCAATTCTAAATTAGTAGTAAAGCTTCCGCCTTCTTGAATAGCGTGTTGAACAGATGCAACATAAAATAACATTTGTCTGTCTTCTAAATATATAACTTCTCCTGGTTGCATATATTCATTGCCAGATATTGTAACGGTAGCTTTGAATACTTCAGCACGATTTCTGCTAAGAACCATAGCGGCATAAGGGGCACATTGAGAGTCTGGATCATTTAGAAAAGGCAAATCAAGAGTAGCGGCCTGTTTAAAACCATAATTACGCCATAAATCATAATCTATAGCCATAGCTGTGACTTGTCCATTACCACCCGATGGAAAAGCACCATCAAGAGACGCTGCGCCAGGAGGAGCAAATGTATCTAATACTCCTCTTACTTCAACTGAAGTATATGGAGGTGGTTTTTCAGATACTTTTATATTTCTAATTTGACTACGTTTAATAATAAAACGCTTAGCAGATCCAATACCATAATCATCATAAGTTTCATCCTCAATCATGTGCTCAAATACTTCTGGTATTTTAGAATTTCCAAAGAGACCAGGATTTAATAATGAATTTCCAGTAGCAGCACCATTATTATCTAATGATTGATATTCTTTCGCATTTTTAAGAGTGTGATATAATAATTTAATTGCTGACTGCCACTGTGTGATATAACCTGTAATCTCTTGTATTACTTTAAAATAGTCTACACTAATAGTAGCGGCCGTTTGGACAGCAGAATTAGGATCTCCATTATTTGATATATAGCTTCTAATATTTATCTGCTGTCCAGACTTAGTATTAATACGATCAATAAGCTGCTGAGCTATAGTATTATTTAGTGGATTTGTATTAGAGATGCTGGCAGTATTTGTACCAGATGAATTAGATATTTGTGCGTTTAATGCTGCTGCTATAAAAGTATATTTTTGTACATTATTTAGAATAGATTTAGTGGAAGTGCCGTTATTGGTAACGAAAGAATCTGGATTAGCTTGTTGTATTAAACTATTAAGATCAGAAATATTACCACTAGGATCTGATAGAAACTGGAACGTTCCTCCTGTACCACTTGTAGCCCCGCTACCATTGTTAATAAAAGCAATGGAATCAGTATCAGAAGTAATACTAATTTTTTTACCTAAAATAGCGCAATCTAATCTAATTTCATCTTCTAATACTTCTACATTTTGTTTTAATGTTTGTAATTGATTTCCAAATAAATCATTCAAAAATTGGGGAAATACTTGTATGCCTAAAGTTTGTTTTAAATACATCATACGGTAAAAAACAGAACTTGGCATTCTATTATATTGTGGTTGACGAACTCTAATATGTCCCTGAGTATCACAAAACACTTCTAAGTTTAATAAATCTGCCACTAACGCAATCTTATCTCTAACAGCCGTATATTCATTATTATATAGTTTTAAAGCATCAGTCAAAGTTGCAGTAAAAGCTGGAATATCATAATCTACATCATAATAATCATCTACGATAAATAAATTCTTATCTTGATTAGCGCGTACATCATATGACATGCGACGTGTTAGATAATTAATTTGTCGACGCAAATCTTTTCTTGAACTAGAGTCACTTGGATTTTGTTTACCATCTGTAGAGTTGTAAGTAGAAGCGATTCCATTTTGACTAGCAAATTGTTTATTTTGTGCTTGTAAATCAGAAATGCTTTTATTAATGCTTATGTTTAGATTACTAATTGTCGCAGTAAGGGTAATCAAATTATTATCACTTAAAATATTACTAAATCCACTAACTCCTTTGGTGGATAATGCGTTAATAGCGCCGACCATCATTGTTTGATTATTAAGTTGTTGTAGCTGTTGTAGCTTCTTATCTAAATCTGGATTATTATTAGTGACTGATAATTGGGCTTGCATGGCCTGGGAAATAGTAGCTTCATTCAATGTTAAAGTTTTGAATGGAATAAAATTACCCCATAAAGTATTTCTTCTCGTTAAATTTGTTGAGAGAGTATTAAGAAAAGTATGAGAAGCATTCTGTTGACTTTGTGGATCACCAGCAAAACCATTGGGGTTTTCTGTATTTTTATAAAAAGTAGTAAAATTATATGGTATGCCCGTAATTAATAAAGAGAGTACATTCATAACATCTAAGCCGGCAAAAGGCTCATTGAAACCATTGGGGTCGCCTACTAAATTAGAATCATTGATATTATTAGAACTACCAAATTGAGTAAATACGCCTATGCCTTCTTTCCATTTATAAACTAATCCATCTGGTGCATAAAATACTTTAGTCAGCCGACCTGAAACAGGATCTCTGCCTCTATCATAAAGATAATTTGAATTAGTAACAGCTGAACCCGGGCGGGCACCTAATTTACTTTTAACCATAGATAAAGCGGCAGTATCACCAAGTAATACTTTATTTTCTGGCAATAATACTGGATCTGCTGATTTAGTTAATGTATCAATACGATCAAAATTAGTAACAAATGGAGTGAGTGGATCGAACCAACTTCCACAAAAAACATCTGCTTGTGGCTTAAAATTAATTTTACCCTGTTCAAAATAAATTGTATTATCTCGTCCCGAGACATCTACAGAAAATCTACCATCTGACCATGTATCACTGGCATCTTCTACTACACCGGCAAAAACATGTGTCCCTTCTTTTTCGGTCACAAATTGACTTCTTAAAAGACTCCATAAATAATTAGGAAAGTCAGCTCCCACATAAGTAGCTTTTTCTGCTTGTAAAGGAATGCCACCAGAAGGTCTAAATAAAGAGTCCATGTTATGTTCTAAATCTGTATTGGTATTATTTGGATTTTGTAAAATACCAATACCAGAAAACATTTGTTGAAGCCCAGTCATAATTTTATTATCATAACGGCTTTTAGATCCCATATAGATATGAACAGTATCCATTGGCTGAATAATCAATTTACCCATAAAATTGAATTGTAACTTCTTACGAACATTATTATATTTTTTCATGTTCGTATTCATATCATTTAAATTATTAGCCATAAGTTGCTGTTTATTAAACATAAATACTATTAAATCTTGAAATAATTTAAGTTCAGAAGCTCCAAATAATCCGGTATCATCTAAACCATTAAATCCGGCAATAGCGGAGCCTTTTAAATAATCAGCTGGCACATTTACACCACTGCCGCCTCCTGAACTAGCAAAACTAATAATATTAGATAAGGTGCCTGCCCCAATATATGTATATTGAATTTCTAAACCACTAGCCTCAATAATTGCTGTAATACCATTATTTTGCATGGTGCTTGGGTAACTGTTAAAGGCAATTTGACAGGCACCACGAGCAGACCTGGCTTGATTTAATTGGGCCTGTGTACTTGCAATAATTCGTTCAGCACTAATCAATCCAAATTGATAGCTAGTTTTATCATAATAAGCACTAGTAGCATCACTGATAGCAGTTTCAATATCATAATCTGTAATCAACATAGACTCATATGGATCTGAAATGTTAAAATGAAAATTACCAGGAGTATGAATATCTACCGTGGTCGTCGTATTAATAGATACGAAATTAGTTATTTCAATAACACCTGTACCTTGACCTAATGCCGATTGAAATGGACTAGTAGTGTCAGTAATCCAAGTAGTATATTTATTAGTTTGATTGTAAGCAAAGAGTGCCCTTAACCTATCTGCGACTTTAATAAACTGATTAGAGTCTTTTGTGGCGCCGCTATCAGTACCAAAAATTCCATTATTTAAGATATCAGCCAATGTAAGAATATAAGGAACTAATTGATTATCAACTTGTCCAACGGCAGAAGTTATTTTCTGAATTTTAGAAAGTTTTTCTAAAGTCGCTATTTGATTACACTTATTTTGAAATAAAATACGCATTGCTTTATAATACGTCTTTTCATCTCCATCCATATAATCAGGATTATAATTTTCAGCTATAGAAGAAAACATTCTTTTTTTAACTAAAACTGTAGCGTTCGGTTCTTGTAATAAAATCTCTTGTTGTTTAGGATCTGTAAAATAAGGATCTTTTCTAAGATAGCCTTCTTCTACATATCTATGTTCAGCGGGCTGTTTAATTTGAGATGAAAAATCACCCAATGAACCAGATTGCATATTTTGCGCACCGATAACAGAATTTGCAGCGTTAGCTGTATTATCTGTTAAATTATATTGGCTGCTAATTTGATCTGCTAAAGAACCAAGAAATGACATTATTGTCCTTGAATAAGATTACCACTAAATGAATTAGGAGTATTGTACTGACTAGAACCATATAACGCACTACGATTCCATGGGAAGTAATTAGTCCTATATCCTCTTCTTTGAGTAGCTACAAATGACATATTATATTCAAGCAAAAAATTATCTGCTCGTTCTGTTACTGTCATATGCTCAAAATATCCACGATAAACTAAGCCATTATAATACATTTCAACACCAAATGCTAACTGAGCAAGAGATGGAATATTTCTAGCAGTAAATGGATTTAAAGCACTATTTACTGCTAATCCTGCATCTCCACCAATATTTTGACTTAAATTATTGGCAAATGCAGCTGTAGCATTATTCGCAGCCAAAGTTAAACTAACCGCATCAAAAGCATATTGTTCAGCTCGATACATTTCATAAAGAGCATTTATACCTTCAATACCAGAACTACCTGTAGTACCTGTAAGACTAATAACAGTAAGATCTTCTCCCCAATATTGTAAAGTAAATCCACCTTTTGTTTTATCTTTTGTAATTAGTTTTTTATCGACATAACTAATGTTTTGTGGATTAATATACATACGCACTACACCAAATTGTGGAACAAACCATGAGATGATATTACGATGAATCTGTGCATCCACATTAGTAGGGATACTAGTATATGGTAAGCCATTATTGTCACCAGATAAAGGTGCTGCTGGAAGTGCGTTAGATAGAAAATTTTGAGCCATAATTATTATCCTTGTTTAATAGCCTGCTTTATTGGCGGCAGCTGGATTACCAGTTACAGCATGTTCACTACTACTATATCGAGTTCCACAATGTGGACAAGTACCACTAAAATTAACAGTTAAAGAACTGCCATGAGCTAAAACTACTGGTACTGGAGTATTAGTCGCTCCACCACCGACTGTACGAGGGTCAGAAGATGACCCACCAGGACCTCCTGCATGCTTTTCAGCTTGACTTTGTGCTGCACGAGCCGCTGCGCCTACTTGATGTCCTGCCGCCCTAGCAGCAGGCTGTTGTTCTAATGGCAATTTATCTATTGGATCAAAAAGACTATTATCAGATTGTTTGTTAGCTTGCTTCATATTACTTATTACATCATTTTGACCAGTGCCTGCTAAAGGTTTTAATGATTGTTGATAGATGGATTGCCTGTCATGATCTACTGTTTCTAACATGGCATTTGCTGCTTGTTGTTTATTTTCTGGTAGTTTTTTATTAGCTTCTCGGGCAGCAGCAATTTTCTCTTGTAATTGTTTATCAAGTTTTTCAGTATTTTCCGGC